GAACCCAGATATGATACCAAAGGAATAACTGACTCACATCAGCACTGGGCAAGAAGTTTAACAGAACCTTTCACAGAACAACAAACAAAAACACTGGAATGGCTATACAACACCACACCCTCTGAACAACGCAAATACGTTATAATACAAGATCAAGTGATATTATGCGGCACAAACAGAGTAAGTTATCAGTTAAAAGCAAACGCAGGCTGGATACAAACCTGGCCTATTTTACCAAAAAAGGATAAATAGTAACGCATACAGTATTATACTGATTTACAGGAGACAACTATGTCTAATGAACATGAAACACCCACAGATAACCTGACAGAATACGCAGAAGAACATAAGCCTTATCAGGTGACTAAAATAAAATATGGCGAAAAAACAGTAACTGGTAGAATAGTAGGACGTGCTAAAACAGTTATACCCGAGCAAGAGTTTTATCAAATGGCTTGCTTGTTCTCTACCTGGAAAGACTTTTCGGAATACTATTCAGTGCCGGAAAGCACACTCAGAGACAACTTTCGCGACTTATACACAAAAGCACGACAAAAAACGAAACAAAAGTTACGTCAAAAAATGCTGGAAACAGCACTTAACGGCGACAGAGTCATGATGATATGGCTAAGCAAACAATGGCTAGATATGTCGGACTCACCGGAAAAAGGTTCCGAGAGTGACGTATTACCATGGAATGAGGTAAAAACAGATGAAATGGAAGAATAAACAAGTGTATTACACTATAAAAGATCAGTTCGAAGTAAGTGAACGTTATATGGCGTATTACTATGCTGTAGCAGGCGTGTGTGTAGGTCTAGTGATAGGTTTTATACTATAATGCCTGTAGCACCAGCAAACGTTAAAGCCGTGGCTAAAAGAGCATTAGAAGTGCGTAAAACACTTCCCAAAAGCAAACAAGCAGGAACAAGTGTAGGCATGGCCCGTGCTAATCAACTTGCTAAAGGTGAGAACTTGAGCAATGAAACACTAAAGAGAATGAAAAGTTTTATTGCTCGACACAAACCTAACTATGAGAAAGCAAGACGTCAAGGCAAGACCATCAAAGACGGTGGTGTTATATTAGCAATGGCATTGTGGGGATACCCTGGTGTCAGCACGTGGATAGATAAAAACTTAAAGTCATAAAAAAAGGCAACCTAAGCCGCCTTTCTAATCTGCGTCAACCTATCGTAGCATATATTTTTATATCTATGTCGTAACCTTTATTGAGTGCGTTTGTGATGGCGCCGCGGCTTTTTTCGGTAATATCCGCATTATTTAGATATTCGTTATTGTGTATTTCTTTTTCTATTTTTTCCCTAAGAGCGATTGCCTTATTGAACTCAGTATGTATAGTTAATAGATGAATAGGATTATCTTGTCTTGGATAGTTCCAAGCATGGGCGATTATAACCATACTTAGATTATTGTAAAATATTTCATTTTGCGTCTGACTTTTGGGTTTGTCGCATTTTCATATCTTTGTATGTGTATAACATTTTCGGCTTCCATCTCCAATATCGCACACTTCACCCTACATAATGTAACCCCGGCGAGTTTATTTTGATATGTAAGCAACGCATGTAACTGCGGTTTACTATATTTCTTTTTGCGCCATCCATTTTTTTCTAATATATCGATAGTTGTGAGTATTTCTCTTTTTATATCGGATATAGATGCTCTATTTGCCTTATATTCTTTATATTCTTCATTTGTCATTTTTTTCATATTTTATTAACTCCTTTATTTAAAATATACATATAGTATACTATACTTTTAATCTGCGTCAACCTCGATTATACTGGCAAATCACAATAAACTGATAAATACTACTGTAGCAACATTTACAGGAGATACGGATATGAAGATGAACTTCTCAGAAGAAAAAACAAGATATATAAACACAATGAGTCTAACTGGACTAAGTCTAATGTGGGGACAGATGTTAGGTATGCTAAATCCATGGTTTACACCACTAACAGTCTTAACTATTATTATTGGATACGGTAGCGAACTAAACAAACCAGTCACAGACACCAGTAACGTTCACTAGTGAAACTCACACCACCGCAACGAACTATTAGCGATGATGCTAATAGATTTAGAGTAGTTGCCGCAGGTAGAAGATTTGGTAAAAGTTTTTTAAGCATTAATGAACTTGCCAAGTATTCACGTTTTCCAAATCAAAAGTGTTTGTATGTAGCACCAACTTATCGACAAGCAAAACAAGTCATATGGGACGAACTTAAGAATCGTTTGTATACAGTAAAGTGGATAAAGAAGGTTAACGAATCGGATCTTAACATACAGTTAAGGAACGGTAGTATAATATATGTGCGTAGTGCTGATAACAGAGAAGCATTGCGTGGTGCCAAATACAACTTTATAGTAATGGATGAGTGTGCTGATATACATGAAGAAACGTGGCATCAGATACTTAGACCAACACTAAGTGACACACAAGGACATGCTTTGTTTATAGGTTCACCCAAAGGCAGAAACTGGTTTTATGACTTATACAGTCAAAGTGGTGAAACAGGTTGGCAAAGTTGGCAGTTCACAACTGAACAAGGTGGCAATGTGCCCCTAGAAGAAATAGAAGCGGCAAAAAGAGATTTAGACACAAAAACATACGAACAAGAGTATCTAAGTCAGTTTGTTTCATACAGTGGCGTGTGTTATTATAGTTTTAATGAAGATAACGTATTACCGGCGCCCAGTCATTTGCCCACAAATACACCACTACACATAGGAATGGACTTTAACATAGATCCAATGAGTGCTGTGGTATGTGTTACTGACAGAGAAGATAACACATGGTGTATAGATGAAATAACCATATACAGTTCAAACACAAATGAAATGGCAGAAGAAATAAAACGTAGATATGGTAACAGACCAGTGTTTGTGTATCCGGATGCCACAGGCTTGCGTAGAACTACTAACAGCACTGGCATGAGTGATCACTTGATATTACAACATCATGGTTTTAAACTTATTACTGGTAAAAGCAATCCTCCTGTAGCAGAACGCATAAGTAGTGTAAACGCAAGACTATGTAACAACACAGGCGAACGTCAACTGTTTATAACACCAAAATGTAAACAGTTGCGAGAAGGCTTAATAAAAATGGTATACAAAGAAGGCACTAGGCAACCAGACAAAAGCACAGGACATGATCACATCACTGATGCTTTGGGATATTATATACAAAGAACACATCCTATAACAGGACCGGACAGAGAACCTTACAGATCAACTAGACGTAGCACAGGAGCAATGATATGAGCAACAAAGACAAACAATGGGTAGCAAACGAAAAGACTATCAACAGAGACCCTACACTTAAAGCCGCAAGAGATATATCGCAAGGCTTTACACCTAAACCAGGCCAAACACATGGCGGCAAAGGCTCAGCAAGACGCGGAGCAGATGACACCGCATATGAAGATGGTTGGGATAGAATATGGGGCAAAAAGGAGAAATAACATGGAAGATAACTTTAACCATCCGGGCATAGAACTATTCATGAAGTATCAAACAGATTGGCTTACACTAAGTAAACATCAAAAAGAAATAGCAAAAGCAGGCAATACCATGGTGTATATCAGATACATGCTCAGTAACAAATATGGTAAACATTTATATAACTATCTATCACATGGCGGCGTGCGTGAAATACCCGACGACTATGTTGTGATATGGGATAGCGAAAAGGATCAGTAACGTAGGAGTAACCGGTGGGTGCGGAAAGGCTAGTTTATTAAAGGAGTAACTAGCCTTTTATACTGCCGTCAAGCAGTTTTCCGTCCCAATCGTAGTTCATGATCTTATACCACAAACTTAATAACTTTTTAACAGCATTTAGATCAGCATAATCAGTGTTGATACTTGCTTGATGTATTTCTATAGGTTGTATTGGCAACTGAACTCTTTCAGCATTACGTTGTTTATACCACGCATCAGTAGGCTTACGAAAGCCACATTCAAACTCTATTGCTTCTACCCAAACTTCTTTTATGTATTTGTTTAACATAAAGTGTCCATTGTTACAGGTAGGGCGAGCCGCATTGTTGTATATCACAAAGAAAGGTTCTCGTTTGTTCTCACCGGCTGGTTCTTGTATGAAAAGTTCTGCTCGGATATTGCTATGATTACGATAAGCAAAACCTTGTTGGTGTGCTAAGTCTAATATAACTGTTAGTTGTTGTGAGGGATTCAAGTCATGCTTATATTCTTTAGGCGTGACTTCTTTTAAATATTCGTATTGATTCATTATTGCTCCTACTGTTTTAATATGTCTTCCAGTTTAAAGAAAGTGGATTTAGTAGCAGTTTGCCATTTTTTTGTTTGTGTCCAGTGTGTAGCAGACTGTGGCCTATTCAAGTTCCATTGACCCGGATA